CCCTTTTCCATCTCCTTGGAGTTCTCGGCGAGTGCTTTCCCTTGCCTCTTAAACCCTTCCGTGAGGCCTCGGAGCTTCTTCAATTTCTGATCATCAGTCAGGAGGGAGTCTTGCTGAACCGTGAGCATCTCCCGCTGGTGTACCAGTCCTCGCTCACCTTCTGAGCGGGCATGTTCCTGTTGTTCATCAAGCTTGAAGCCCTGATCCTCAAGCTCCTTGAGAAGCCTAAGCTTCTCATTCATGCTGGCGATCTCTAATAGGCGATCGGCCTCCGACATCGCGGGGTCGCCTGCCTCAGCCATGCGGCGCGTGGGGCCGCCTCCGGGGGCGCCGCCGCCCTCCATTTTTGCTGCTAGCTTGTCTAAGCTATCTATTAGTTTGTCAAACTTTTCGTCTGGGGTCATGACTTAACCTCTAATTTTTAAACGGCCAGCGGATCCCGGTCTCGTTTTCAAATTGTCTGACTGCGTGGTCTAGCCTATGCTTGCTCTCAAAGGTGTGTGGATCATTTAGCCCATAGTCATTATAGGCATCCATATACCTCTTCTCGCGGTTGATGGCTGCATAGAAGGCAGCAAGTTGCTTATTGGTACCTTTAATGGAGACGGGTACATCAAAACCAGCCAAAGATAGGTCTAATAACATGTTTTGAATGGCGTACGTAAGATCTGTATAAATTCGTTCGTTAAGTTTATTGCCAACCGTCAAGTCAATAATCAGTTTTTCCATTAGACACACCTCTTCAATAAATAGTAGATTAAAAGAAAAGCCGCTCCTTCGAGCGGCTTTCTACTACTACCGTTTGCGTTCGGCGTCTTTTTGAGCCTTCTCCATCTCTTTGTTCTGGTCATCGAACTCTTTTACCAAGCGTTTTACAAACCAGCGTCTTAATTGGGTGGGAAGATTATATGCTTCGAAGACGGACCATCCGCCATGATGTTTTAATATAAAAAGTTCTTCATAAACCGCTTCTTGATACTCAGCGGTCAGGCCAAAAAAAGTCCGCTGTAAGCGGCATGTCCACCTTCCCCAGATGACCACATCCATCACATTCAAAACCAAACTGCAGATCGAGATCTGGCACCAATTGCTCGTATTTAGCTCTTATTTCGCGGGAAATGCGTGTAGGAACGCGTTCCGCAAATTGCGCCAGTTGTGGCGGATCTGTGATATCGTTAACCCGGGCAATAATGGCCGCAAGTTGATCAGTAACATTCGTATCAGGAAGCTTTAGCTTGCGTCGCTTTTCGCGCTTCTTAACAATTCTTTTTTCGTCATGACCTGTGAGAAGTCTGACTTCTACTTCTAAATCATCCAATTCAGGAAACGTCATAACATAATTTCCCGTCTCTGTGCGCACAATATTTTCCGGTAGCTCTGCTAAAGCTTTGGCTTCGAGGTCCGCGAGGTCTAATTCGGCGTCGCTAGATTGTAAACACGATGGACATGTCAGTTTTGTACTATAAACTGGGCCAAAGCCCGTAATTCGAGCAGCAATCAGGATCGCGTTCTTATCGCCGATAAGAAAATCGGACGTCTTGTAGCGCTTATCTACTAATAACGACTGAATCAGCCTGTCGAGGGCAACGCCCTTTTTGATCAGGGACTCGGATGTTAAAATATCCTCTTCTTTGGCTGTCATATGCCGAATTTCAACAGATTCAACTCCATAGAGGACGTGGTCGTCCGCGTAAAGTTGTCCCCGGCTCGGCAGGTCTACAAACTCAGTAGGGGTTATAAATGAAAATATGTCGCCAGAGTCTTGCTGTGTAACAGCGGGAGGAGGAGTCGGGGCATCCGGTTGCGGAGCCCCCAATCGCTCCGAATTATTTCTTCTACTCACAAATCACCTTCTTTCTGGGCTTATTAAGCCCCTAGCCGATCCCTCGGCTGAATACGTCCGGGGCGCCTCGCGAGTCATTGAGTTCTGCCTGAGCGTTCCCTGTAGAGAGGTACGTAGCCCAATCATAGCGCATTGTAAGCTCAATATTAAGTAATTCTTCACCAGCATAGTCTAGATCGCCAAATTTAACGTTTGTGATCCACGCATTATTAAGAGTCCAAGAATCAATTTCAACACCAGCACCATTAAGCTCTAAAATCTTAACGGTTCCCATAGCACGTTGGGCGAACGCCTTGTTGGGAGTGCCGGGGCGGCCTGAGCCGTCAAGGAAATAGGCACCCTGATCGCTGGGATCATAGTAACCGGCCTGATAAAGTGCTCTGTAAAGCATTTGGTCGCCATTAGGATCCACCGAGTTAACGATGGTGGCTGTAATGTTGTCCCATGTAAGGGCGCCGGGGTAGTAGAAGGTGTTTCCTAAAAACTTATGCTCGGTTTCGCCGATTGTGTAAGAGGGCTTATTAATTGCTTTCGCGAGGTACCTTACATAGGCAGAGCCGGGTTCGCCACCACCTTCGCGATCCACACCCAGCATGGGCATGTCCAATATAAATCTATGTTGTCTCTTTGGCTCCGATAGTGCGTCACTCCAAAATGCCATGATATAAGTCTCCTCTTAATCCTATATTATATAGTGTGGGAGGAATAAACCTCCCACATTATTTTTTATTTCCTAGTCGTCAAAAGACGCTCCGGTTCGTGAGATATTGAAGTCAATTGCAATGAATTCAATGGCTCGTGTCGGCTTCAAGAAAATTTGAGCGTACATAATATTTCGGTCGATCAAGTCCGGGGTGGTTGTGGTCTCATCCAAAACCACCTTGTAATCAGACAGGCCGAAGTTAGCCTTCACGTTCTCCAAGAAGGGATTAACTTCCGAGAGGAACCGATTCCAGGTTGTTTGAACGTTTGGATCGAACAAAATCTGAGTAGCCATCTGGGAAATTCGTTTCTTCACGAAAATCATGAGTCGTCGTACGTTAATACGATCCAACGCTGACGGCGTAGTCTGTAGGGTCTTCTGACCGAACATTACAATGCCTTCCGCGGGGAACTTAGCAATCGGGTTAATGTTTGCTGCATATAGGTCGTCGCGATCCTTGCGTCGGAGGGCGTGTGCCACGTCCGTAATCGGGATTCCTGCAGACCCATTAGAGAGTCCGCCGCGATTGAAGCCAGCGGGGGCAAACCAAACCTGCGTCTTACGCTGAGAGCTAGAGAAGGTACCAATAGCAGCAACCGATGGCGGGAGCCACACGAAGGTGCCATTGATGGTATCTCGTCCTCGTACCCATGGATAGAATGTGCAACCATAGGAAGAGTTCAAACCACGATCTCGTAAGTTATTAACATTCGACACGATAGTGCTGTGAGTGTTATTACGAGGATTGTCCGCAGCGCTCTGCTCGCGTGGAGTATAACCATTCGGCATATCAATAACCGCTAGCGCGTCGGCGCGGTCTTCGCACGTGCGCACCAGATTGGTGGTCAGCCCCTCCTGGGTGAGCCCAGGAATAGAGGCCAAGTTCATCTCTACAACCTCCGGGTCCGCAAGTGAATCGATGCAACGTCGGAAAGTGTTAAACACATAGCTCGTGAGATCCGTGTCAGTAGAAGACAAGAATCGCGTACTGCTGTTGAACGGATCCATCTCTTTAACATCAGTTCCATCAAAACCACCATACAGGGGAACTGTAAAGCGATCGAAGCCTGCGTCGAGTACACCGCTCACCGCACCACTAAGGTACGTGAAGCTGGCGCCGGTGCTGCCAGAGTCGTGGGAACCACTAATCCAGACACCATTTCCCATTTTGGGGAAGCCATTCTGGCTGCCGCAAATATCATCCAATGTGAATTCCATCGAACGTTGTGTCGACTGAGCCGTCTGAGTGAACATCGATGCCACCCAGCCGCCGCGGGGACGTAGAAGATCAATGGTAGATCGATCAAAAACGGTGCTTCCTGCCGCCTGCGAAGTCTGCAGTCCGAAGTATGCATCGGTGGGGTTGGATAGGTCGCCGTCAGAAGCGCTCACACGCAGTTCTGGTACCGGATAAAGGATCGAGGCGGAGTAATTCATATGACCCTGCTGGACACTAGCACTAAAGACCAGAGGACTGGTTAGGGTAAAGTTACCCAGTGCCGCGAGGGACGCAGAAAGTACCGCGTCCGTCGAGCCTGTCATCCAGTGAGCGCCAGTGTTGACACTGCCGTTAAATGCCTCGTCGTCATAAGTTACAATACCGCGCCAGCCGAAAGGCAACGTAGATGGGTTCATCATACCTGCCTCAACCTGACTGCTGCACTGTACACGAATATAACTAGAGTTGTTACGATAGTCTCCGCGCTCAATATAGCGTCGTTCGCTCTCTTGCCACACGCGTCGCTTGTCACCAATTCGGCGGGCGACATAATTAAGTGATTCTGGGTTCAAATCGCACTCATTAAACTGCTCAATTACCTGAACAACATTGTCCGAGTCTCCAAGCTGTCGAAGGACAACAGTAAAGGTACCGTAATCCGAGTCATCTCCTACAGGACGCTTAAGATCCTGAATGGAAATCTTCAGGTTTCGGTTCGTCCAGTCTCCCGGCTCCTCTAGAGCATGGAAAGTGAAAAGATTGACTGGGTCGTCGCTCGGGCTCATGCGCGAGCCAATAACGTTCGGCGTCTGGGCGCTTTGCAGGCCCGCTTTGAAGTCACTACCGCTCAAAGACGAGCCAGTGTGATAAATCCTTACAAGCGAAGCCATTATGCCGCTCGGAATATTGGACTTGAGGTGCCGATCGAAGGTTTCTCCCAAGAAATACTTAAGTGCATCTCCCTGAGGGTTAACAATCGAAGTATTAGTCATCTGCGGATTTGTGTTAAAGACCTTCCGAATGTAGCGACCGTCGTTTTCGCTGAAGTTGAAGGTAGTAGTAAGACTATTTGAGCTCTTGTAGTTGTTGATAACCATCTTGAACTGATAGTTTCCGCTATTGACGTTGCTGATCACCAAGTTGGAACCAGAAGCCTTGGGGCCTCTTGCTTGGGGGCCGCTGGTACCTGAAGCATCAAGCTGCATGACGGTGCCAGTTAATTTAAATTCAACACCTGCTTGACCGTAGAAAATGGCGGCGAGGGCGCCAGTAACTTCATTATTTGAGGAAGAGTTGAAGATAAAAAGACCATATGCATCGCTTTCTTTCCAGCCTCCTTCACCTTGGCTTCCAGCCGTCGGGCCACCATCCTTGGTGGTCTGAGCGCCCAGAAGACGGATGTAAGTTACCGGAGCGCTATTTTTAAGATAAGCTTGGGCAGCATACATGCCGTAAGTGGCGGCAGTTTTGTCATTGCCTTTTCTCCAAACATCACCGGCGCGGCCGCTGGTAACACCGCCGGGGGCGGGCGTACCAAATACCTGTACAAACTCCTCAAAAGAGTTGACGGTAATGGGGCGCAGAGCCGGTCCCTTTTCGGCTCGACCAATAATGACGGGTCCAATACCCGCCGGAGAAGCAGGGACCTGGGAGTTGTCAATCTCGTTGACAAAGACGCCCGGGGATACGAATCTATATTTTTTTACTGACATGTGTTACGGTCTCCTCACAAGTAACTAAATCTTCAAAGTTAAATAGTCTTACACAACCCTAACAGAACTATTTCCTATAAAATCCATCTTTAATATTCCGGGGTATATCACCAAATATAGTTCTTTCTCTAGAAAATTTAAATTCCACCGCACTTTGGCGTCTCACGATCTTTGGTCTTTCTTGATTTTCGCCCTCTCCGACGAGGTATCCCAATACCTCTACATTAATGCTAGTCTCATAATTGCGTTGCTCCATTCCCAAAGCGGCTTTATTGGAGTTGTTTGCAAAGCCACCATCAATAAAGACCTCGTAAGCATGTCCTTCATGACGAATTCGATGTGGCATCCGCGAGTTTCCCGCTAATGTAAAAAACGGAGTAATAAGAGTGTTCATTTGTTGCTGATATTCTGTGCGTAGAGTGATCTCATATACAACTTTTACCCAAACAGGAAGAGGCATTGTAATAGTTTCGTATACAATGCGTTGGCGTGACATATTTCGTTTGTTCGTGTTAAAATTTTTGGTGGCCACATTTTTGTCGATCCCAAGCTTCCGATTTGCATAGGCATTTTGGAACTCGGCTGTCTTTTTCTGATTAATTTGGCGTGCAACCGTAATGGTTCCCCCTTTTTCATCGTTGACTGGATAAAGGTTAGCAAAAGCGCTGCCTCTGAAGTCTGTCTCTTTGGTCACTGCGGAGCGGTTCACTGTAATCAGGGGGAGAATCAAGGTTTCCTCGGTATCTCGAATATCTTTGTTATGTTTAATTTGGTACGATCGTTCAGCGGTGACCCACAATACGGGAACTTTCTCAAACCCTTTATTTTTAGCGATAGATAGATCCAAATCATCATTAATGAAGTTTAGCATCGCACCATCAATCGTTTCAAGAGTAGACGGCGCTAACTCAATTTCATGTAAATGGGATGCAACCTTTTTATCTCCCACATAATCATATTTTTCCTGTTCGGGAGGATGCTGGATTTGCTCCTGAGTTTTTTTGCTTCGGGACATCTTCTACTCCCTACCCTACATAAATGCCAGCGGGCACGTTTGCAAGCACCTTTTCTGCTGCATCTTGTAGGGACGAATCCTTGGTGGCAAGGATATCGTAGGTTGTGTCGTCGAGAATAGCCTTTAACTCGTCACGTAAAGCGGTTTGTTCTGCGGCAGCTTGTCCGAGAAGATCGGCCGCGTTGAGCGTGACGCTCTCTCCCGGAATGGGGACTGCTCCAAACTTTCCGCGAATCTGTCCTAGCATCTCTTTTGCTAACGCTAAAGCAAATCGGCGAATCCACTGCTTTCCAATGGAGTTAATGCTCTCATAAGGAATATTTTGAAATGGAAGGGTATTAAGATTGTTAATACCGGTGACACCATCTTCGCCCCGGGGTGTTTCTTGCCACGGTTCATATTCGCGGTCGATCGAGAATTGTACCCAAAACTTTTCGGGGCTTGTGCTCTCCGGTACTGGATAAATCCTGAGCCAGTTATCTTTAATTTCGTAAGAATAGTGTGAAATTCGAGTCCATAGCGCGTCTTCATACGCCATGGCTTGCAATTTATTCTGCCATGTAGGAACAATTTCGAAAGTGGAGTCGTCTGCATACTGTCCATAGGTTCTCATGTTACCTACTACCGAAAATCCTCCGTAATATCCATAAAATCGCCACATTGCGCGCGGTGTTTTAAAAAATACTTTCCGAACAATGATTCTTTTGCCTTGTACTTTCCCAAAAAATGGTACCGAGGACGACAGAGCCGAGGTTCCGGAAATTAAAGTTTGTAAATCATAATCTTGTTGCTGTGTAACCCGGGATATAGAAGCGGAATAGATAGGAGTAAGGCCCCCCATCCCCGTTTCAGTCGCGATTCCCTCGGTCACGCGTCGGACATAACCATAATCAAATCTCGGATATCTTAATTCTACATTTGATCCCGAGAGGGGGTCTCCGGAGACGATCTGTCCATCTTGATCAAATGAGGCGGTGGATGCCC